GGCCCCGTAATGGGGCCTCTATGAGAGGCTAAATACCTCTCTTCCGTTTTGGACCTCCCGATGATCGGCAGATGCGGATCTGTCGGTTTACTCGTGGTGCTAAGATGACATTTCACCGTAAAACGTACGATGAGAGTGTGTGGTTGCCGCATGAGTTCAAACGAACTTATTTGGGTTCAACGATATCTCTGGGGACAGGTTCTTTCCTGTCTTCCGTTGATAAAGGCGATACCCAGGGCCACAACATACCTCAGTTTCATCGTCTCCTCAGAGAGCGAAAAACGGTTCTACCACATACGCCTTTCGTCCAGTACATTTGTAATGGAACTGGGCGTCAGACCTACAGTGTCCATAACCCGGCCGGGCAGCATATTTATGCTGTCCCGGACGAGATTGGGGTCCCTGTAGACTATATGGTAGTTTCCTCTGCTGCCTTATCTGCCAAACTGAATAGTCTAGACATAGACTTTCAGAAGCATGTTCAGGCCGCTGCCGCCAGCGTGTACGATTCTTTCGACGCGCTGACGTTCCTCGCGGAGCTCAAACAGTGTATAAACATGTTTGCCGGTTTAGGCCAAAAGCTTATCCGACTCATGCGTTTAAAACCTGCAGGGCAACCGTGGGATCTCTGGTTGGAGGGCCGTTACGGCTGGCGCGTTCTTATCCGAGACCTTGAAGGTCTAGATAGGGCGCTCCGGCATGTAAAGGCTGCTTCTCCCTTTGCTAAAGGACAAAGTCGAGAAATCGATACTTTTGTCGAATTAAGCACAGTAGGAAGCATGGATGAAGGTCTTACTGCTGCAATCAACTTCATAGATACCTATACGGTATCTGTGCGGGCGACTGCAGTAGCTAAGGTCACTGTTCCGAAATTCTCATTCAATCCACTTGTGACGGCCTGGGAACTTCTCAGGTTTTCATTCGTGATTGATTGGTTCTTCTCGGTTGGCAATGCTCTCAAGGCATTGAGTGTCATCTTTCTCTCAAATCAACATCAAGCATCTTACGGATATTCAATTAAGTGTGTTCGAGAGACCACACTTCAAGTGTTATCCACGGAACCGGGTTATACCTGGGACCGCCAGCTTAACGCTGGTGGGACGGCTGAGTTGGTTGAAAGAGTACCTTCGAGTGTCTCGGTTCTTCCGCGTTTACAGCTGAACCTCAACGTTGAGAAAGTCATAGACATTCTTGCGTTGTTGGCTCAAGCTTTCACTAGGAGATGAGTATATGCCTGCAATGGCAACTACCCTTACCGAGTTTTCCACAAACGGAGACTCGCGTACGTACACGACATCTGGACACACGGCTTCGAAACCGAGGCTGGTTATCCAGCGTAGACGTGTACCAGTCGGGAATCAGATCATGGCCGAAGTATCGGTTGCAGTCTTGCAGACTGCTATCGACTCCGACTCTGCTCCGATTCCAGAAAAAGTCAGCTTTACGGTGACCAGCCGTTATCCCATCACTATCAAAAGTGGTGAGACGACGGTGGCCGACGCGCTGGCAATCTGCAAAGATATCGTAGGTAGCGATGAATTCGCTGCTGCGGTCACTTCTCAGAATTTTATTGAGTAATGCCGTCGATGCGGTTCAACTGTACCTTGTCAGGAAACTGACTCGGTCTCGGAAGAAACGCAAAGACGTCACGCCTCAGTAAAAGCCATCACGTTTGATCACCTAGGAGTATTCCCTTATGGAAACTCAAATGATGCCTTACGACGTGTGTCGAGGGTATCTAGCTGACGTCGGCCACGAACTTGGACCGGAACTTCAAGCTAAAGCATTAGGATTTCTCCGAAGCCGTAACTTGAAGGGTCTCTGTTCGATGTCGGAACTCGAGGGCTGGCATTGTCTATCAGCCCGCCAAGCACAAATCCTGCTACAGATCGAAGCATTCTTTAAGAAGAATGCAGATCTCAGCGATGAGAAGAAGTGCTTCGAAGCTGCTCGGAAGTCCTTTATGGACGCCGAGCGGCGATGTCGCATAACTAATCGTCGTCTCGACTACTACTATGACAAGCGCCATCGTTTAGATGCCGATCTTGCCTTGTGGTGGAAGAGAGCTGAGATCCATATTCGACGAGTACTAGGACCGTTTGGACGGTTCTTTGAGGAGATTCCTCAAAGGATCCGAGTAACCGATGGTGCAACATCTACGCGATCGAGACAGGAGTCTATCCCTTATCTTAAGATTCGGGGCAGGCTCATGTGTTCGGAAGCCGGTAGTCCGTACCTCCGCGCACTCGCAACCTTTTATGGTTACGATGGGCTGAGGATCAAGACTACTTGCTTAAATCGAGTAGAAGTCGTTCCTAAAAGTTGGAAGACGCATCGCACTATCGCATGCGAGCCGGATGGTTCACTACCATTCCAGTTAGCGTTCGATGATTATGCGAAGGAGCGACTCCGAAGAATCGGAGTCGATCTGTCTGACCAACTTCGAAATCAGGCCTTAGCAAAACAAGGGTCGATTGATGGCTCTTTAGCCACCATAGACCTGAGTGCTGCTTCGGATACCGTATCGTTAAATGTCGTGCACGCCCTCTTTCCGGAGGGCTGGCGTCAATATTTAACTTCTTTCCGGTCTTCTCATTACAAGGGTAAATTTGGACTTGGCAAGTTTGCCAAGTTCTCTTCCATGGGAAATGGAAGTACCTTTGCTATTGAGACGCTGATTTTCGCTGGCGCATGTTACGCAGTCGGGTCGAAGACCTATTCTGTCTATGGTGATGATATCATCATAGAAACAGATAAAGTCCCGGCCTTGCTTCGTTTCCTGCGTTTCTTAGGTTTCCGAGTGAACACAGATAAGTCATTCTGGGACGGCCCTTATCGGGAGTCCTGTGGGGCTTATTGGTACCTCGGACAATCTGTGACTCCGTTCTTTATGCGTGGTGAATACTCCGGTAAACCGGACTATTGTCACCTCGTTAATGGACTGAGCTCGATTGGAACTCCGGAAGGGTCCCTTTGGGCCTGGTGTAAGTCTCTCACGAGACGTCTCCAGCTCCCCATTGGTCCCTTTCAGGATGATTCGACGAGGTACGTCAACGTTGACGTGCCAACATCGCATCGCCTAAGACTTATCAAGACCCCAAAGGTTGGTGAGTATTCTTGGATCCCGCGCGTCAAGGGTTTTGTTCATAAGAACATCACCGGAGAGGTACGTGACTCAAGGACCTTATTCCTCTGGTACCTTAACCGGTACCGGCTGAATAAGAATCCCCAACAGTTGAAGGAATTGATAACCAGTAGGATCCCTACTTCGAAACGTAAGTACGTACGAAAGTGGGTTCGCTGGATTCCTCCAGCGTCGGCTACACCTGACCACCTTTATTGGTGGGCAGAATTTCT